CAAGTCAGAAAGCGATCTCTGCTAGAATATTTAAAACGTATAGAGACTTAGTGACAACAGATGAATTTTATCAAGATTTAAGAAAAGAATGGAATGGTGCCAAAACTTGCCGTTCTTGTTATGAAGAAAAACATCCTCAATTAGAAACTACTAGAAATGTTATAGATCCAGAAGCTTTGTATGAAGCTAGACCTAATACAGATATGGAGGTTGGAAACGGTAGGGTTTCAACTAATAATGATTTAGTTGGTAGAACATTTGTAGGCTTTAAAACAGATGTATCTTTAGGAACTTTAACTGTTTCAGAAACTGGTACGGGAACTGGCACATCTCAAACTCTAAGCTCTCAGTATGCTACATCTAGTTTAGGATCTGTTTCAGTAACAGGTAATATAGGAATTAATGTTTCTATATCTCTTGGCGGAGCTACAGCTTCAACAGGGGCAGTAATTATTAATTCAAATATAACTACTTACTTAGTAGAAGTAGCTTCTTATCTAGGTTCTAACAAATACTTTATAGATAGTCTTGTTACTCCTACTTTAACTTTATCTGAGGGAAACACTTATATATTTGATCAATCTTCATCAAGTAATGCAGGACATCCTTTAAGATTTTCTACGACATCTGACGGCACACATAATAGTGGCACAGAATACACTACAGGAGTTACAACAAATGGAACGCCAGGAAGTTCAGGAGCATATACTCAAATAGTCGTTGCTTCAGGAGCACCTACACTTTACTATTATTGTACTAACCACTCAGGTATGGGAGGTCAGGCAAATACTCCTTAATTTGATATAATTTAATTATGACTTTATCTGAATTAAAAACCTTAATACAAAATTATGTAGAGAATGATGAAACTACCTTTACAAGCACTTTAAATGACATTATTAAAAATGCAGAGGAAAGAATTTTTGAATTAGTGCAATTTGATTTTTTTAAAAAAAATGTAACTGGTGTTTTAACTACAGGTAATAGATTTTTAACAGCACCATCAGATTATGTTTTATCTACTTACTTAGCTGTAAAAGATAGTAATGGAGATTACACATATTTAGAAAAAAAACATTCATCTTTTATGCAAGAATATTCTGTTGATCCAACAGATGCTTCTCTTAGAGGGAAACCTTTATACTATGCTGATTACGACAAAGAATTATCTACAGCATCTGATAATGGTTCAACCTTAGTATTAGCACCTGTACCAGATAGCAATTACGCAGTTGAGTTGCAATATGTTTATAAACCAGCTTCCATTGTTACAAACACAACAGGTACTTGGCTATCTACAAACGCTAGAAATGGTTTGTTATTTGCTTGTTTATCTGAAGCTTATTTATTTATGAAAGGAGATGCTCAGTTGCAAGAGCAATACGAAAGAAGATTTCAAGAGGAAATATCAAGATTAAAAAATAGAGCTGAAGGCAGAGGAAGAAGAGACGAATATCGCTTTGATTCTTTGCGTTCTCAAATAACCTAGAGGAGGTAAAAATGGAGAAGATAGAATCCCTAAAGGGTAAAACCGTAGCTATAGTAGGTATGGGAAGAAGTTGGCACGACTACAATTTAGCTAAATCACATGGCATACACTTTGACGAAGTTTGGGCTATAAATTCTGTTGCAAGTGTAATATTTCACGATAGAGTTTTTATGATGGATCCTCCATCAAGATTTTTAGATAGTGATGATGCGGGAGGTCAAACCGACACTATGCGAAAACTTTTACAAGAACATGACAAGCCAATATATTCTTGTATTACAGACGAAAGATGTCCGACTGTAGTTGAGTACCCGATAAGAGAATTAGTAAGAGATACGCATTGTTATTATTTGAATAATACAGTCGCTTATGCAATAGCTTTTGCTTATTGGAATGAAGTAGCAAATCTTAAAATGTTTGGCATAGATTTTAGTTATAAGGGTAATTTACATTTTGCAGAAGCAGGTAGAGGTTGTGTAGAGTTTTGGCTGAGCAAATGTATATCAGCAGGTATGCAGGTAGAAGTTGCACATAGTTCAGGTTTATTAGATACAGATGTACCAGCAGAGCAAAAATTATATGGATACCATAGGTTAAAAAATCCTTACATTATTTTGGTTAGTGAAGATGGTATAAAACTAGAAAGAATAGATACTTTAGATATTGTTAAAAAAAAGCAAGAACCTGTACTAATAGATAGGCATGATTCACATTTAAAACCACCAGAACCAAATAAATGGTAGACGAAATAACACCTGCTGGTATGCCAGGATTAGGCCTTATAGAGGCTAAAACTAGCAATTTTGGTGGACATCCTCCAGAGTTTTGGGCTGAAAGACTAACAGAAAAAATAGTTAGTGACAGTAATAGCCAGGACCCACACATAAAAGAACAAGCAAAAGCTTATAAGGATATGATATATAAGGTTTGTTTGATTTATATTAAAAATGCGTTAAAATCCTATAAAGCTACTTTGATACAAGACTTCGTAAAGTCTGGAGATACGGAGTTAGCAGATATAATTAAAAGGATTTAATATGGCTATTACATCAACATTAACCACAAGTTTTAAGAAAGAACTTCTTGAAGCGGTGCATAACTTTAAAAACTCAGGCGGAGATACTTTCAAATTAGCTTTATACACAAGCTCAGCTACCCTTGGTGCTACTACTACTGCTTTTACCACAACAGGACAAGCAAGTGGTACTAATTATTCATCTGGTGGTAGTAATTTAACAAGAGTAGACCCTACTTCAAGTGGCACAACAGGTTTTACTGATTTTGCTGATTTAACTTTTGGTACTGCTACTATTACTGCTAGAGGTTGTATGATCTACAACTCTAGTGATAGTAATAAATCTGTAGCTACAATCGACTTTGGTGGTGATAAAACATCTACCGCAGGTGATTTTACTATAGTTTTTCCAGCAGCAGCAGCAAGTACAGCTATCATAAGAATAGCATAGTCTCATGCCTGATGCTGGTTGGGGGCGAGGCACTTGGGGATCAGGTGGCTGGTCTTCTGATTCTGTTTCCGTAACCTTATCTGGCGTAGCAGGCACAGCATCTCTAGGATCTATAACTACTGATGCAGAAGCTAATGTAACCCCTACAGGACAAACAGCTACAAGTACTCTTGGCACACCATCAGTTGTAGGAAAAGCGAATCAAACACTTTCATCTCAACTTGCAACAAGTTCTTTAGGCACAATAACAGTAGTAGCCAAAGCAAATGTAACTCCAAGTTCACAAGTAGGCACAACCGCAGTTGGTGGTGTTGGTGTAAACGGTGATGCAGTCGCAAATGCTCCAAGTGCTGTAGCTACGCTTGGTAGCGTAAGCGTGGATGTTGATGGAGAAGCAAATGTAGTGATTTCAGGTCTTGCAGCTACATCTGCTGTAGGTTCTGTAACCGTACATCACAACGCTAGATTCAATATTGATGGTGTTTCTGCTACAAGTGATGTTGGTTCTGTAACAGTAACAGCTCAAGGTAATATTAGTTTAATTGGTGTATCTGGTACTGGAGAAGTAGGAAAAGTATTAATCTGGTCGTTAATAGATGATACACAAACAAAAAATTATGCTAATATAAATACTGACCAAAGTTCATCCTTTGCTGAAATTAATGAAACACAAACCCCAAATTGGGAAGAGGTAGCATAAAATATGGCAACTTATGTAAATGATTTAAGGTTAAAAGAGATAGCTACAGGTGACGAATCAGGTACCTGGGGAACTTCTACGAACACTAATTTAGAACTTATAGCTGAGGCCTTTAGCTTTGGTACAGAAGCAATTACTACAAACGCTGACACACACACTACAACAATAGCAGATGGATCAACTGATCCTGGTAGATCTATTTATTTAAAATACACAGGTACACTTGATTCAGCTTGTACTATTACTATTGGGCCAAATACCGTATCAAAACTATGGTTTATAGAAAACGCAACATCAGGCTCACAAAACATAATTATTTCACAAGGTAGTGGTGCTAATATAACTATACCTGCTGGAGATA